TTAAAACAGCAGAGAAGATGAGAACTTATCTGGAATCAGATGAGGACATCATTAACATTGAAGCAAAAATAAAATACGTTGAACAGGCACTTTACTTCCTGGACAGTGTAATGAGAATGATATCCAATCGTGGATTTCAAATTAAATCGGCTATTGATTGGGAAAAATTTATTAATGGTACTACTTAATGTCCAGATTAATAATTAAAAAAAAGAACGAAGTATTTTTACAGATTCAAGCAGAGCCATACGTTCATCAAGAGTTGTCAGATTATTTTACATTTGAAGTTCCAGAAGCAAAGTTTTTAAAAAGAAATCCAAAATACAAATACTGGGATGGAACTATTCGTTTGTATTCTCCTGGTACAGGAGATTTGTATGCTGGTTTATATACTCATTTAGTTGAGTGGTGTAAAGACAAAAGATACTCATTGGAATCAGTTAACAATGATTGGTATGGTAGTGCGAATGATGTAAACAGTTTTGTATCTCCTGTAGGTGTCAAAGATTTTGTTGATAAAATCTCTAACATTAAGGCAAGAGATTATCAATACTATACTGTCTATCTTGCGCTCAAGTATCATAGAGGATTATTTCTTTCTCCTACAGGCTCTGGTAAATCGTTAATGATTTATTCTATTGCCAGATATTACTTTGCTACTGATAAAAAGATTTTAATCATTGTTCCTACTACTTCTTTAGTAGAACAGATGGTAAAAGATTTTACTGATTATGGTTGGAACGTTGATGAACATATTCATAAAATTTACTCAGGTAAAGAAAAAAATTCTGATAAACCAATTATTGTTACAACATGGCAATCCATTTATAAATTCCCTAAAAGATATTTTGATGACATTGATTGTGTAATTGGTGATGAAGCTCATTTATTTAAATCTAAATCACTGACAGGTATTATGGAAAAACTTCATAATGCTAAGTATCGTTTTGGATTTACAGGAACACTTGATGGTACTAAAACACACAAGTGGGTTCTTGAAGGATTGTTTGGTGCATGTGAAAAAGTTACTAAGACAGATGATCTAATTAAAAAAGGACATTTATCTAATCTTAGAATTAAAATTCTTGTGTGTTCTCATGAGTATCAATACTTTGAAGATTATCATCAAGAGATGGAATATATTGTTACAAATAAAAAAAGAAATAATTTAATTAAAAATCTTGTAACTAATCTTGATGGGAATACATTAGTTTTATTTAACTATGTAGAAAAGCATGGAGAGCCATTATATGAATTGATAAATAATTCTGTTGATGATAATCGTAAAGTATTTTTTGTTCATGGTTCTGTTGATACCGATGATCGTGAAGAAGTAAGAAAAATTACTGAACAAGAAAACAATGCTATCATCATTGCTTCTTATGGAACGTTTAGCACTGGTATCAATATTAAACGTCTTCATAATATTGTATTTGCTTCTCCATCTAAATCTCGTATCAGAAATTTACAAAGTATTGGTAGAGTTCTTAGAAAAGGAGAAGGAAAAGAAATAGCTACTCTTTATGATATTGCTGATGATATTTCTAATACATCAAAACAAAATTATACATTAAGACATCTACAGGAAAGAATTAAAATCTATCAAGAAGAAAATTTTAAGTACGAAATAATAAAGGTAAATTTAAAATGATGGAAGAAGAGTTTTATTCAACTATTAAATTAAGTTCTGGAGAAGAGATTATAGGTAAGGTATGTTATTTACCTGATGAAGATTCTTTACTTGTACAGGATCCTATGATAGTTGAAAGAGTATCTCAAAAGAATAATGGTAAAGCTCAACAAGGATTTATATTGAAAGATTGGATACACTCTACATATGATTCTTTATTTGTTATTAGGATGAAACAAGTCATTACTATGACTGAGTTGGATAAAAGGATTGAAGTATTTTACTTAAACAACTTAAAGAATACTACTGTAGAAGAATCTAATTATAATTCTAATAATATTAAGGTAAGTAAATTTAGTAAAGAGATGGGTTACTTAGGATCAGTAAAGGAAACTAAAGAGTTTCTTGAAGATATCTTTAAGAGATCTTAAGGTATTTAAAGAACTCTACAGTAACCCTTGAACCCTTACAGAGTTATTCTACTCGGTTTTCTGAGGTTTGTCAACCCCTACTTAAAAGACCTTAAGGTATTAAAGAACTCTATAGTTACCCTGAACCCCTAACAGAGTTATTCTACTGGGTTTTGTGAGGTTTGTCAAGGGGGTTGACAAAACCTTTAATATGGTCTATACTGATACCATAATTACTTGGTTAGATACATGTGTCATGGCAAAAAAGAAAACAGAAAACTACGTCAATAATAAAGATTTTCTTGAAGCTATTACTGTTCACCGAAGTAAAGTTGAAGCAAGTTTTTTTAAACATCATGGTAGAACTATAACTCAACCTGAAAGATCTACTACATGGGAAGGAAAGCCAAGAATTCCTAATTATCTTGGTGACTGTTTTCTGAAGATTGCTACTCATCTTTCTTACAAACCAAACTTTGTAAACTATATGTTTAGAGATGAAATGATATCAGATGGTATAGAAAATTGTTTACAATACATTCATAACTTTAATCCAGAAAAATCTTCTAATCCATTTGCGTATTTTACTCAAGTAATTTACTTTGCCTTTCTTCGCCGTATCGCAAAAGAGAAGAAACAATTAGAAATTAAAACCAAGATTCTTGAGAGGACTGGTTATGATCACGTTATGTACACAGAAAGCTTTGACGGAGAAATGGCAGGACTCAATCAAAATTATTCTGATATGACTGGCATCAAAGAAACCCTTGAGATTAAAAACAAACGATGACAATAGCTTTGATAACTGATATTCATTTGGATGGGAGAAAAGGCAACATAATTTTTTGGGAATACTTTCAAAAATTTTATGATGACATTTTTTTCCCAACTCTTGAAAAACAAAACATTAAAACAATCATCAATCTTGGAGATACGTTTGATAATCGTAAGGGCATTGATTTCAATGTTTGGAATCGTATTCGCCGTCTTTACTTTGATCGTATCCGTGAGCTTGGCATTACTCTTCATATGATTACTGGAAATCATGATGTGTATTATAAGAATACAAATGATATAAATTCTCCTGAGCTTCTTTTATCTGACTACGATAACATTATTGTTTACTCAAACCCCACCACCGCAATCATTGAAGGGGTTCCCATCTGTATGGTGCCTTGGATCAATTCTGAAAATGAGGATGAAACTTACCAACACTTGAAGCAAACGTCTGCTAAGATTGTGATGGGTCATCTTGAACTCAACGGTTTTGAGATTACCCCTGGTATGCTTCATGAAGGTGGTATGGACCCAGATGTGTTTATTAAATTTAAACAAGTATTTTCAGGTCACTTTCATCACAAGTCACGTAAAGGAAATATCACTTACTTAGGTAATCCTTACCAGATGTTCTGGAATGACTATAAAGATCCCCGAGGCTTTCATCTCTATGAACCAACATCCAACAAGTTATCTTTCATCAAGAACCCATACGAAATTTTCCAAAAGATTTATTATGATGATGTTGATCCTAATTTCAGCGTCAATCCCAGTGAGTATTCAAATTCTTTTGTTAAAGTTATCGTAGAAAATAAAACAGATTATTTTAAATTTGAAAAAATGATTGAAGCATTGTTTGATGCTAACGTTCACGATCTCAAAGTAGTTGAAACTTTAGTTGAAAAAGATACCGTTAAACATGTTGATGCTAATCTTGAAGTTAAAGATACTCTTTCTCTTCTTAATGAATACATTGATGAGGTAGAAATTTCCGTCAATAAAAATCAACTCAAGCAAATCATGAAGTCGCTATATACTGAAAGTTGTGAAGTAGTATGATGTTTATTCTCACACTTAGAAATAAACCAGAAGGAGTATTTTCAATAATTGATACTGATTGTGGACAACAAATTATTCCTGTTTTTGAGTGTGAAGATGATGCCGAACGTTATCAAGAACTTCTTGAATTTAACACCGCACGATATAAATTACAAGTTGTAGAAATCCCTGAAGAAGTTATTGTCACTGCCTGCGAAGAACGTGACCAAAAATATGCTATGCGCCATTGCGTTTAATTCTGAATTAGATAGTAGTGT